TTACAGATCGTACAGCTTGCGGTACTTCCACTCCAGATAGTCGGTGTAGACCGTGGGATCGAACTCGCCGCAGGCATTTTTCACCACATCGGCAGGCTCCATCAGGCCGCCGTGGCGGTGGACCTTCACCCACAGCCAGGAGGAGATGTTGGTCAGATCGCCTCTGCCGGCGTCGTTCCACACGTCCACCTCTTCCTCCATGTTCCGCAGCATCTGGGCGGCATAGGCGCTGCCCAGCGCGTAGGAGGGGAAGTAGCCGAAGGAGCCGCCGGACCAGTGGCTGTCCTGCAGGCAGCCGTGCTTGTCGTCGGGCACATCCACGCCCAGATACTCCTTGTACAGCCGGTTCCACTCCGCGGGAACGTCCTTCACCTCCAGCGTGCCGCCGATGAGCTGCTTTTCGATCTCATAGCGCACCATGACGTGGAGGCAGTAGGTCAGCTCACACACATCACTAAGATCTCCATACCGGCGCGGCCCCACAAATCAACGGAAGGAGCGATACCATGATGACAGTCGGACGTATTGAGAGGATGTACTTGGATGGTGAGATTACTGAGGAGGAGTACCTGGAGAGAAAGACAGTCTACATCGATCTGATCGTTGAAATGTACTGCCTGGGGATGATCTCCAAAGAAGAATTTTATGAAAGATTAAACCAATAGTCAAGAAGAGGGGGAGCGAAAATGCTCCCCCTTATTATTTGCCATTTTAAGCCCCTCTGAGGGCCACTTCTCCGGGGTGGTCCTCCACCATTACCCGGCCGCGATCTTCCAGCAGGCGCCGGGAGGCAAAGCGGAGCGCAGCAAAAAGCCCCTGCCGTGATCGGCAGAGGCATTTTCGTATTTAAGCCGGCTGGCGGAGGTTGTTTTTCTCAGCGCTGGCACCATAGAACAGGCGCCGCAGCGCCCAGGTCTGAGAAAAGTACACCGGGGTAAACCAGTAGTTCTCCAGGCTGTCCCCTGAATTCATGGGATCCGTTATTGTATTCCCGATCTTAACATATCCGGCGGCCCCCTGGAGGGACATCTGGATGTAGCACATCAGACCCGTCACCATGTCCAGATCCTGGGCCGTCACCAGCAGGTGATCCTGCCAGTTCAGGCCCTCCTTCTCCAGGATCCTGCGGATGCTGTGGATGCCGGCGATCAGCGTGGCACCGGCTCCGCAGGCGCAGTCGTTGATGGTGATGAAGCCCTTCTCCCGGATCTGCTCGGCTGCGTCCTCGCTTGTGACATCAGCCATCAGCTGACAGACGCTGTAGGGCGTGAAGAACTGGCCGATCCAGTGGTTTCCCAGCTCCAGCTCCATGTACACGCTGCCCAGGAAGTCCTGCTCCTGGTTCTTCTCCAGGGCCATCACCAGCTCTCCCAGCAACTCAGGAAATACCATGCGCTCCTTCTCATTGTATTTCCCGATGATCTTCAGGTATTCCTTCTCCCTGACCTCGAAGTGGGACGGATCCACGGCGTTGGAAATGGCCACGGCCGTCATATAGATGAAGTCGGACCAGATCTCCCAGATCGGGAACCGCCCGGTCAGAGACAGGATCTTCTTCGTAAACGGGCGGGCTGTTTCTTGCACTCTTTTCGCCATTCTTCCTCCTTACCCATTCACCCGGATCGGGCAAACCACGCCGCGGGATCCTTCACCCATGGCCACCAGCATCGGGTGATCCCCCTTGCTGGAGAAGTAGGCCTCTGTGGGCTCCACGGACTCCATCAGCTTGATCAGCAGATCGGTGTCGAAGTAGACGCCGTCCAGTTTGGTGTAGCTCCGGCCGCGATCATCCACATCGCCCTGGGCCTTGTCCAGCTTCAGCTTGGTTTTCAACACTCCCACATCCGGCAAACTCACCGGACGGAGGCTGTCATAGGTGGACATGATCTGCTCCGCATTGGCGGGCCGCATACCCTCCTCGGCCTCCACCAGGCCGTCATAGGGCTTGTCATAGCGGACGCCGATGTAGGAGTGGAAGATCCACTGGGCGCCATGGGCGTCGGTGTATGCGCCGGCCATGGCCGGGCGGGTGGCCCGGAACTCCCGATTGACCCACTTGGAGAGGCGGAGGGCTGCCTTGAAGCGATCCGCCTTCCCGGTCTTCTTCTGCTCGGCCAGCGCGATCTCCTCGCGCAAATTTTGGGCCAGATCCTGAAATTCAGGTGTTTCTGCGATCTCAGGATGGTACAGATCAGCGATCTGGTGAATCTTTTTCAGCATTGTCTCAGCATTCATGGCAATTCCTCCTGTTTTGTAGTTTCTCAACCTTCCCGGACATCGCTGCCAACCAGGGCGCAGCCGCCGGGAATGGTGCCCCACTTGGCGTACTGCATAAAGCTGACCCGATCCAGATAGTACAGATCCTCTCTCTTCGCCTCTTCCTCGCTCAGGCGCCACAGCTTCGTCACCTGGATGTAGCCGCCGGCGAAACTGTAGCAGGCGCCCTCCATGGCGTTGGCCTTTTCCAGGTGGGGGAGCTGGTCGTACTCACCCTCCACCAGGAAGTGGACTCCCTCAGTCAGCAGCGTCGCGCCGTGCTCTCCGCCCACCATGACGTTCCGGCGGCCGATGTAGCCGGCGGGGACTTCCCCCGCCTCTACACGGTCCAGGAGGAAGGGAGAAGGCTCCCATCGTCCCTTGTACTGCTCCCGCTCCCATTCCGCTTTCTTGTAGATCTTCATGCCAGCGCCTCCTTCTTCCACATTCTGTATGCCTCCCTGGCCAGCCGGATGTCCCGGCGGGACAGAACCGTGATGTAAAACTCAGCCAGAGGTCTCCTCGTGATGTCGTTCGGGCTGATCTTCAGCACCTCCACCATCAGATCCTCGTCGCTCATGGAGTCCACATCGGCGTGACGGGCCAGGAAGTCGGCGAAACGGATGATCGCCCGGCCGGTCTCGATGTCGTCCTCGGTGGGCTTGCCGTTGCCGTAGCTGCCTTTTTCAAGGAGGAAACGGCCCCAGGCGCGGATGTGCTCGATCATGCCGCCATCGTTGTCGCCCAGATCATAGCGCCCCTCGTAGGTGTCCTGCTCGCCGTCCTCGTTCACAAACTCGATGGTGAAAGAGGTCTTGTCGTAGCCGCGGTCCCCATCCGCGTGGACTTCCTTGTCAAAGTGGGTCAGGATGATCTCAGCAGCGGCCACAGACAGCTTCAGTTCGCCATCCTCCCAGCTGTAGAAGGCGGGATGCTCGCTCCAGTTGATGGTCACGACGGGCTCACCCTCGCAGATCGGGTGCTCCTGGGCAACCTTCTCGATGAAGCGGCGGCCCTCATTCTGCTTCCGCTGGCGCTCCTCGCGGGCCTTCAGCTCAGCCTCATGCTCGGCAGCAATCCGGGCGTTCTCAGCCTCCATGCGGACCCGGGCGATCTCAGCCAGATCCTCGGCAGTGGGATGGCCGGGATTTTTGATGGCTTCCAGCTCAGCCAGCTCCTTCATGCTGCGGTTGATCTCGTCAGCATAATTGTATCTGGCGGCCATCTGAGGATTTTTCTCCATATAATACGTTTTGTACTTGATGTAGCCCTTCAGGTCGTGGATCTTGGCCTTCACCGCAGCATACCGGGCGTACTTGTAAAGGGGATGGGCGGGAGTCAGAACCGCTCTGTCGTTTTCGAAGTAGTCGGTGTAGAGGTCGGTCTCATTGTGGACCTCGAAGACGTCCCGGGGCAGCCGGCTGCCGTAGCCATCGGCGTAGATGGTCACGCACTCAGCGTGATCCCGGTGGTTGTCCAGGCTGTAGCTCACCTTGATCAGGCTCTTTTCACCGTTGACACGAATGCCGTTCCAGAAAAACTTGATACTGTTAGTCATAATCAATTCCTCCCATATATCGTCGTGAGGATCGCTCCTCCGTAAACCGTTCCAGCCCTTGTCAGGCGGCCGCTCTCCGTGTCGGCCCGGGAGGTTGGCCCCTGCCGGACTCTACGCCCCGGCAGGCGGGCGGCTGGGAGATCAACTCCTCCCTGCACTATTATAATACTACTCCTAGCGTAGTTTGTCAATAGATAAAACTACTTTTACCGTAGTAAATTTACGCCTCACCATGGTGCAGATCCATGTTGACAAAATACGGCAGCGGTAGTATAATCCCAACCAACAGGAGGTATTTGCTATGATAAAGATTAAGCTGAAAGCCCTGCTCAAAGAGAAGGGCGTCACCCAGAAGGAGCTGGTCAGCATCACCGGCATCCGGCAGCCAACGCTGTCCGCCATGAACATGGGAAAAACATTGCGGATCAAAATAGAAGACATGAATAAGATCTGCGCCGCCCTCAACTGCCAGCCCGGAGACATTTTTGAATACATCCCCGAAGACGACAAAACGCCCCAGGCCTGAGCCCGGGGCGTTTTTATTACTTCAGATATTTCTTTGAGCAGAACCCGACGGTTCCGGTGCTGTCCTTCACCAACAGCCATGTGGTCTCTCCGGTCTTGGTGTAGTAGCCGTAGCATGTCACTTTGCTGCCGTTGGGGAGGGCTTTGATGATGCTCTTCTTGGTGCTGGCGCCCATGCGTAGGTTGAGCGCGGATGCCGTCACCGTGTAGGTCTTGGCGTAGGCGCGCTCGAAGGATCGTGCGGGGTCCGCCTTGGCAGCGGGGTTGTTGGGGGCGATCACCTTGCTGGCGTAGTCCGGCAGGCCGTAGCCCCGGATGAATCGGCCGTTGATGGCCAGATTGCGGTAGCCCACCGCGTTGCTCAGGTTGCCCTCGATGATCTTCATGGTGCTGCCGCTCACGGAGGCAACGATGCCGACGTGCTCCGGCGCTCCGGTGCATTCCCCGACGCCCAGGTCGTCCCAGTCGTAGAAGATCACGTCGCCGGCCTGCGGCTTGTAACCATCGTGTTCCTGCCACCGACCCTTCTTCTTGTACAGATCGATCATCTTGCTGCAGCTGCACTCTGCCGGCCCGATGTCCACCATATCCGCCTTGATGAAGGCGGCGGAGACGGCCGTGGCGCACCATGCGTCGGTGTATGTCACCTTGTAGCCGCGGGCCCGGGGCGTGTGGGCGTTGTATGTATCAATGATCTTCCGATGGCTCCCATCGGACTCCTTACATCCCAGCCAGCCCTCCATAATAGATACTACTTTCTGTCTAAGCTGCTGTTCTGTCATGCGGGATCATCCTCTCAGTTGTTTTTCTTCTGCGCGTAGTTCAGGTCGTAGACCTTGCTTTCGATGTAGGCTCTGACGGCGGAGGTCAGCTTGTAGCCGGCGTCCTCCACCATGGACTCGACGTAGGCCAGGCGGATCTCGCCGGTGTCGTCGATCTCCTTGTCGTACAGCTGCTCCGCGGCTTTCACCAGGGAGTTGATGAACTTCTGCAGCCGCTGCTCTTTGATGTAGCCGCCGGCCACCTTGGCCAGGTACACGACGCATGCGCCGACCAGAAGGCCAGCGATCTCGGCGAGACAATCCAGAATCAGTTCCATGGTCTTCACTCCTTAAAAATCAATTCTGCAATGCGGGCAACGGCGTCGATGCCGTATTTTCCCGCCATATCTGTCAAGAGCGTTTGAATGCCCTTGGACCGGTTTTCGTTCTTGGCTTTCCAGTAGTAGAAGCCATGGGCGGCGGTCAGCTCCGTCCAGGCCGCCCCGGCCAGAATGGTCAGGTTGGTCACGTCCACCTGAAGGAAGGTGCCCACGATCACGATGGCCGTCAGCGTCAGGGCTGCCGCCCAGCTGCCGGCCAGGATCTTCTTGCTGGTCTCCATCGGCTTCGATCTCATGGCCTTCCTCCTTATGCGCCGTATCCGCGCACGTCCTCCACGAAGGAGTGATTACGCATGTGCTGCTCGTATGACTCCTGGATGATCCGCAGCGCGGTGTCCACCTCGCCGTTGGTCAGGCCATTTTCTTTGATGATGGTCTCATAGTCCTTGTGGGTCCTGAAGATCCGGCGGAACTGCTCACGGGTGGCTGGGGCCTTGTCGTCGATCACATAGGAAGCAAAACCGATGATCTCACTCCGCTTGTTTTCGATCAGTATGGCCATGGTGTCGTCGCCGATCTTGTCCAGCTTCTTATCCAGCCGCTCGATCCATGCGTGGTCCTTGGATTGCCGGTCGTCTACGTCGTGCATCCAGTTGTCCCGCATGGTGATGTTGTCGGTGCTGTAGTGGGTGTTGACCTCCAGAAGCTGGACCTTCACCGCCTCCAGCGTCGCCTTCGCGTCCGCCAGGGTCTTCTGCACCTCTGCCAGGGTCTCCCGCTCCTGCCGCTTCCGGGCAAAATACTTGCGGATCTTCAAAAACTCCGGCACCACCTTGCCCTTGAATTCCAGCAGCTCTCCGACCAGATTCATGACCAGATACGCCGCGGCCAGGCATATCACCACCGTTGCAGGCAGACCCAGGTATTCAATATATTCCATAATAAAACGCCTTTCTGCCGCATTGGCAGTGTTTTTGTTAGGGGAATGTGGGAAAAGGGGGGTATGGCATCAAAGCGATACGCCCCCTTTTATCGCTGGATCAGCGAAACACCTCACCGGTGATGGCCTCGAAGTCCTCAGCGGTGATCCAGCCGCGCTCGACGGCCTGCTTCACGCCCTCGATGGTGATCTTGCCTGCACGATACAGGATGCGGATAGAATTCTTGCTTACCTTCATGCCAGCACCTCCATAAGCAGCATTTCCTCAACGGTGAACTTGCCCATCTTGACGGTCAGAGTGCCGTCGCGGTGGTCGGTGATGTCACCGGCCACGCAGAACTCGGAGTTGTCGTACTCCTCCTGGGTGGTGACGATCTCAGTCACCACCGTACCATCCTCCTGCACGGTCTCCCGCTCCTTCTCCACATCCATGACGATGCTCCAGGGCAGACCGTCAACAAACAGCTCGTTCGCTTCGGCGTGGGACATTTCCAGAGTGATGGCCTTGCTTTCCCGGTTATCCCATGCCCGGTCGGTCATGAACCCACTGATCTCTGCGGGGATCAGTTTTTCATCGATTTTGATATAGGTCATATTATCCTCCTGTAAATCTTAAATTGGTATGATATTGACGTTACAGTAACACTGGTACGGGGCTCTGTCTTCAAATTTCCAAAAAATATTAGCAGAAACTGTTATTGCAAAAGTATACCCGAATTCGTAATCCAACGTTATCCCGTTAATCCGATCATAAATTTTGGGATAGTAATTGCACTCTTCATCGTCATAGTCCAGATACGTTGTGTGCCTATCTCCGGTTTGGTTATAGATATACACACTTGTTCCTACCGGCACGTCCAAGGTAATTGTTCCAGTGTAATATTTGGACCCATTGACCTCAACATAGCGATATCTGTCATTATCTTTTCCTGCTGTAAATTCGAGCCTTAACTGCACATTTTCTACAAATGGCACCTCATACCCAGTCCCATCCACCAGAGTCTTGCCCTTGTCGATGCTGTACCCGGTGCCGCCCACCAGCGTTCTGCCTCCGCTGATCTCATAAGCGGTGCCGCCGATCAATGTTCCATGTGCCATAGATCAGCACCTCCTTACTTGTACGTCCAGTTGATTTCGCCGTTGACGGTGGGCGTGGTGTCTGCGGAGACCAGCTTGGTGTTGCGGATCAGGCTGGTGCCGGGGGTCTGGTTGGAGGCGTTGGCTACCACCTGACCGCCGAAGGTGCCGGCGGTGATGGTGCTGGCAGCCTGGGTGTGGCCTACAGCCGCGACTTCCATCCAGGATACTGCAGCAGTACCCTGAGCAAAAATTGCTTCAAAAACGCGGGGCCCATTCTCAGTATAGGCATGCAGCGTCACGGAACAGGTCTGGTAGACAGTGTTCGGCTTTCTGATCACGAAACTGGCCCAGGAAGTGTTCGGGCACTCGGCAGGCACCAACTCATCGTTGATCTCAGCGATCCGCACCATTGTTACGCTGCCGACGGGCAGTGCGCTCAGAAGATCGGCCCAGGTAGTGTATTCGGAAAAATCCTTATCCACGCCGCCCGTGGGCACGGCGCCTACATCGGCAGCAGTATGGTCGTGTTCCTTCTCCGCCGCATGTTCTCTGATATTGCCGGTGTGGAGCACGTCGTAGCCTGTCTGCACACCGCCGCTCATACGCAGCGCCCGCAGGAAGTTCACGCCGTTGTAGCCTTCGGGCTTCAGCTGCAGAGCAGTAAAATCGTTGCCGGAACCCACATGGTTTTTGATCTCAATTTCACCGTTTGCAGGCTGGGTAATGTAGCCTTTTCTGCCGTTGGCATACGGGTTTGCCAGTTGCACACCGCCATCGGAAGTGTTGAAAACCAGCTCTCCGCCCATATTGCCGCCGTCGCTGGACATCTTGCCGTCCAGAGCTTCCTTGACCACCTTGTTCTGCACGGGGTTGGTGGAGCTGCTGGAAAGAGCGCTGTCCACGGTAATGCTTTTTTCATCGCCCCAGACTGCTGTACCATCAGCAGACCACTTCAGGATTTTGCCGGAAGAACCGCCAGAGGGGATATGCTTGTTGCCGCTGGTGGTGGGGTGAGTGTAATTCTTAATGCCGGCCTCCTCCACCGCAGCGGCAAGAGTATCCTTGCCCACATTACTGAGATCGGCGTTGGCCTTGGTGGCAACCAACGCCTTAACCTTGCTGAAAGCATGGGCCAGGCCGTTCAAATCAATAAATGTTTGTGCCATTGTATGGCCTCCTTTCTAAATCAGGCGTTGTTCCAGATCTCGTCGATCTGGTCGGTGGTAGCTACGACGGGAATATCATCTATGCCCAGCAGATGATACTGGCTGCCGTTGTAGATAAATATTGCAATGTCACCCGCCTTAATAATGCCTGCGGTGATGGCCGCCCCTCGGTGGTAAATGGACTTTGCACCCTTACTGTTGATATTCATGGTTGCATTGGCAGGCACGGCATAGGTGAACTTAACGGCAACCACGCCGCCAGTAGTCAACGAATAACTGCTCAATGTAACCACCTTTGCGGTCGTTGCTGCAGCAGTGGAGCAGGTGCCGTAGCCCTGACCCAGAGAGGCGTTGCTATAGGTGCTGTTGTACCAGTAGTCTTGCACCCAGTTTGTACCATCGTAAGTGAACGCCTGAATAGCTCCTGCGCTCCATCCGGAGGTGGTCGTTCCGGTACTAATGGCGGTAGAGCCATATCGCATAATCGACTTAGCACCAGTCCCGCCGACGTTCAATGTCGGGGTAGCTGCGCTGTTGGCATATGTGAATTTGACGATAACCCGGGCGCCGGTGAACAGACTGAATTTACCGGCGACAACTGTTGCTACTTTCGCCGCTGTAGCGGCGGCAGTGCCACAGGTGCAGTAAATATTGGCGCCGGCAACGATGTCATGGGTATCGCTGCCGATTTTAATTTGAGAGATTGACAATTATGCCCCCTCCTTTTCTACAAAATTCGATCCGCGCCCGGATTACTTGGGAGTGCTGGTAGTTCCGCTGGCCTGGGTCCACTTCTGAGCTGCAGCAGAGCCGTTGGTCAGGCTTGCAGAAGCAGAGCCAATTTCCACAGCGGAAACAACGGGCACGGAACCGGTCACGCTGGAGGAGTTGTTTGTCAGAGTAATTGCAGGGGCACCAACCGTCACGCCGGTCATAGCGGTCACGTTGTCGCCGCTTGCCGTAACAGAGATGGCGGAATTGGACACATCGATCACGACATCCACGCCGGTAGTAGCGTCAGCGCTGAGGGTGATGGTAGGCTGGGCGGTCATCTTCACGCCGGTCAGAGCATTGGCGGTGGTATGAGTGCCGAAGCCGGTGATGGCGTTGGCGGTGCTCTTGGAGCCGGTAGCCACGGTCACATCGGAAGTGCTCACGCTGGAGGCGCTCAGAGCGGTGCCCAGAGTCACCTTGGAAGCGGACACGTCGGAACCGGTGGGAAGAGTGCCTGCGCCGAAGGAGAAGGACAGCACACCATCGGAAACGGAAGCGCTCCAGGAAGGCAGAGTGCCGTAGCTGGACATCTTGGTAGCGGTCACAGCGGAGTTACCGGTCACGTTGGGAATGCTCACCGGAGTAACGGTGGGATTCTTGACGGTGGTGGTATTCAGCGCGGTGATGGCCGCAGCGGTGGTAGGAGTGCCCAGGGCGGTGATAGCCTTGGCTGTTCCGTTTGCACCAACAGCTGCGCCGCTTGCAGTGGCACCGATCTTGGTTTTGGTTGCGTTGGCTGCGCCGCCGGAGACGGCAAACGTGGTGCCGGTGCCCAGAACGGTGTCTGTAACCGGAGTCACGGTAGGTACGCCTGCCGCAGCGGACAGATACTTCTGTGTTTTGCTGACGGTGGGCACGGTCACGGTGCCGGTCACGGTGGATGCCGCGTTGGTGCCGGTCACGGTGGTGGTGTGAGTGTGGTTGGAAGCTGCGGCATCGTGGACGTTGCCCAGTTTCTCCCAGGCGGATGCCTTTGCAGTGCCGGAGATCGCCTCAATGCACACATACTCCGCACCGCCCGCCAGATACACGTCGCCCACTTCTGCGGAAGTCAGCGCATGGACTGCGGACTCGCTGGCCTGGGTTCCCTTAAATTTCAGGACGGAAGCAAGGCCAAGATCTTCGATTTTGTGGATGGCCTGTGCGTCATGGATCTCGTAGGTAGTCCCGTTGGGCAGCTTGATAGAGCTGATAATATTAGCGGAATGAGCCATATTACTGTTTCCCCTTTTCTAATTAAATCTTGAAAATCAAGGCGTTCTGTGTGGTGTCTACCTCCACTCCCACCTTTTTGTCCAGTTCGGTTTTGATCGCCTTCTGGGTCATGGTTCCATCTTCAGCGGATCCAGTAGTGGCGTACAGTTTTGTCAGGCCGGTCGCCTGGTCGGTTCCGATGGAGTAGGTCGTATCGGTGTCCTGAGTCTGGAAAGAATGCACGGACCCGTCACCCTTGATATATGTAACGGTCTGCCCGTCCACGGACAATCCGATAATAGACTCGTTATATTTTGCAGAGACTGCACTTGCGCTGGCTGCGCCGATGTTTTCCGGTGTGATGGCCAGGCTCTTTCTCGCCTCTTCTGCGGTTGCAGCGCCTGTGCCGCCCTTTGAAATGGGCACGATGGGTAGCCGATCACTGGACAGGGTGCCGGATTTGATGTCGCCGGCAGCGTGGTCATGGGTTGCATCCGCCTTGGTGCCGATCAAAGTTTTGAGTTTTGAAAGCACCCGGGTCAGGTTATCCTGGCTCACATACTTAATAGGCATTGTAATCTCCTTTCTGCGGGAATCCCCACACATAGCGGGTGTTCCCCGCATCTTATCACCCGGCCCCCAGCATTACGCCGGGGGCCGGATTAAGATTAGTCGCCTATTGCTTAGGCGTTGACCCAGATCTCGTCGATCTCCGCATCGGTGAATGCCACCAGCTCGGAAGCCTTGACGTAGTCATCCTCGATAGCCTTCACGCGGGCGCCCATAGCGGTGTCCTTGCCGTTGGTGTACTCATTGGCAGCAGCCAGGGTAGCAGCGTCGCCGTCAGCGACCTGCTTGGCAACGGAGCCAGCGGTGGAAGCGTCGCCGTTCAGGGTAGCGATGGCGTTCTTGTTCTGAGTGACCTCACCCAGCAGAGTGGTGTACTCACCGCCGTGAGCGGCGATGTACTCCAGGGCCTCCTTGTAGGTGTTGATGGTGCCGTCGTCAGTCACCTGAGCGGCCCAGGCGTTGATCGCGTCGGCGATCTTCTTGTCAACGGAGCCCTCAACGCTGGAGTTGCCGTTCAGAGTGGCGATGCCCTGCTCATTGATGGTCACGCGGCCATCCAGAGCGGTGATCAGAGCCTGCAGGGCCTCCTTGTCAGAGGTCTTCAGGTAGTCGGCCACAACGGCAGCCAGGTCAGTGACGGCCTGATCCCACTTGGCCTTGTCGCCAGAAGCGATCTTTGCCAGTTCCTCAGCGTTGGCGTGGCTGTGCTTCTTGGCGACAGCGTCAGCCAGGTTGGCCTCGGTCTGGGTGTAGGTGTCCAGCAGCTCCTTGTTGGCGTGGCTGTGGTTGCCCTCAGCAGAGGCGTTGACCTTCTCCAGCAGGGCAGCGGACAGGTTGCTCTCGCCGATCTCGTTCAGAGTGGCGACAGTACCCATACCGTTGATCTTGGACAGCAGCTCGTTGGTCAGGTCGTTGGTGGACAGACCCTTGCCGGTCTCCTTGGCAACGTAGGTTTCCTTGATCTTACCCAGGATTCTGCTCAGATTAGCCTGGGATACATACTTGACTTCTGCCATGGTAAAATTACCTCCAAAAAATATTTTTTGTTTCAGCTATATATTTACCGGGTTTACCCGGTTGCTGACTTGAATTTGCGCTTAAAGCGCAATTTTGGAAAAATAATGCTATGTGCGCTTACACACCTTCACCCATTATGTTGTTCCACACGTCGTCGATTTCGCCGTCCGTCATGACCGGGCCGCCATCGTCTTCTGCCATATCCTCCAATTTGTCCAGAGCTTCCTCCAGACCGGTGATAGACTCGATGGGGTGCTGATCCTCCGCATCGCGGTTGAACAGGAGTGTGTGGTCCAGAGGCACGGTAAAGCCCATGTCTCCGCCACCTTCGCCGCCGGAATAGGAACCCAGAGCAGCGTCGATCTCTTCGTTGGTGGCCGGGCGCATGTCCTCCTGGAAGCCTTCCAGAGCGTCCTCCACAAACTGCTCCATTTCCTCATGGGTAACGGAACTTGCGGGATCCACAGTCACGTCCACGCCATCGGCCATGCCGTAGTAGATCACCAGGTTCCAGGTAGCAGAATAACTGGGGATAATGTTGTTTGCGGGGATGCCGGTGCCGCCGTCCTCGTCCTCCACCTGGGTAACGTAGAACAGGATCTCGCCCTTGTCGGGATCCTGGGCGTACAGGCCGATCTGTCGGCCGATGTAGCTTTCCGTCACATTGCTGTTGTCCAGTTTGCAGGGGATAACGCACTTGCCTTCCTCCGGGTAGCTCACTGTGGAGAAGGACAGCGCCTGCATAGGCTCCATGACGGCCTTCAGGGTGTTCAGCTGCTCGGGATCCACCCAGCCGGCGCCGATCTCTGCTCTGATGATGTTCAGGGTATGACCCTTCACCAGTTTACTCAGCAGGCCCAGACCGTCGTTGGTGATGACGCCCGCCTTCCAGGAGTTGGGGATTTCGATGATGTCACTCATTGGTTCTTACCTCCTCGATGGTAAATTCCTCGCTGCTGAAAATCGGGGAGGCGATTTTGAATGCCGTCTCCACTGCGATTCGCGCAGTCCGTTTAATGTCAGTAATGTTGTAGACCTCTCTTGCGGCTATGGGAGTAGCCAATTTTGCCTCATGTTCGATTTCCGTCCGGGTTTCGATGGCAATTTCGTTGGGATTAACGCCAAAACTCTCTCGCATAGTCACCACAGCGCCCAGCTGGATGGCTTTTTCCAGAGTCGTCTGCAGCGTCAGCTTGATTGCTTCCACACCGACGGAGTATTGCTCGTCCATCGTTGTAGCGGCCGCCATCTTCAGATCCGTTTCGTCCACCGGATTGTTCACGTTGACACGGTAAATGAGATGGGCCGGCTTGCGCTTTTCCAGGACAGAGAGGGCGTGGAGGAGCTTTCCAAAATCCGCCACCGTATCCATGATCTCCACCTGGAAGGTGTTCTTTGCCACCCTCTCGGTGATCTCCACCGGCACCTCCAGCACCCGCTCCATGGCCTTCGCCAGTTTTTCTGGGTTGCAGGGGGCGCGGAACCGGATCTTTTCCAGCAGCCGCTCCCGGCGGTCTTCCATGGTTAGCCGGCTGTCCCGGTGGAGGCCGTAGTGATCCTCCCAGTAGTCCATCAGCAGCGTGGTGGTCATCGGGTTGGTCTCATACCGCAGCTTTTCCGCAATGGTGACGATCTCGCTCAGGGCCACGCCGATGGCCTCGTAGATCCACAGCGCGACGTAGCTGTCTCCGTAGATAGGGGAGACGTAATCAATGATTTTTTGGGCGATCTCATGTTTCAGGATCCGCCGCATCAGCTCCGTCTGTTGCTTCATAGGCGCTCACCTCACACGGATCCAGTGGTCAGGTCCAGATTTTCCACCTCGATGATGGGCAGCTGTCTGGCCGTGATCGGGATATTGCCGGTTCCGTAGGCGATGTTCTCTCCGCTGTATTTCAACCCGACCTTCAGACCCTTATGATCGTTTACACCTGCCACAGAAGAAAGAATGGACCAGATACGGGAGTATTTGATCTCCTTGTCCACAAGTGCCTCCGGGATGTACAGAGCCAGAGCAGCCATGAAATTAGCCTTCACGGATTCCAGCGTCGCCTCATATTCCAACTCCGTCGTGGCCTTCACGCAGATGGTCAGCGTCTCCGGCGGGATAACAGAGAGATACGCATTGACGGGAGCCAGACGGCTTTCTTCGTCGTCGGGCCTCATAATGTAATTATAAACCGACTCGCACAATTCTTCGGTTGCAGGGGCGCCGTTTGCGTCGATGATAATGATCGTCACCAGCCCGGTGTCGTCGTAAGCTGGGATCACGATGGCCGCGCCCACACCATCCACATTTTCTGCCCAGCGCTTGTAGTCGGCCACATTGCCGACAAAGCTCTCACCCTGAGTCCGGTCGTATTCCGTGATTCGCTCCTGGAGGGATTCGTCGCTTTCCCGCTCCGTGCCGCCGGTGATGGGCTCCTCGTTGGTCACGGCCTTGATGCCGGTCAGCTTACTGCCCACCAGGATCACAGTATCCCGGATGGTGTTGCCGACGCTGCCGACTTCCGTGCATTCCACACGCACTCTCACGCAGGCAGGGATCACGATCTCCTGCAGCGTTTCGTACTGGACGCTAGGATACTGGTCGGAATAGCGGGAGGAGAAGATGCTGCCGGCCGGGATGACCGTGCCCACCTTTCCGGTGATGGTCAACAAACCGGAAGCATACTGCGGATCCAATTTCTCGTTGAACCGGATCGCCTCTTCATTGACTGCGGAAACAACACCATCAATCTGGTCTTTTGCGAAAAACGGCGTATTTTTCACAACATTTCCGGCAGTTCCCTCCTCGATGCAGCGGATTGAAGCCTTTACAATGGCCTCGTCGGTGATCTCCCCGTCCTCCGTGGTCCGGTAGGAAATGGAGGGCTCGTCGTTGATGGAGACCGTGGCAAAGAGGCTCCCGGCGGGGATTTTCGATCCGATCTCTCCGGTGATGGTGATCTCGCCTGTGGCCGCCGTGGCGTCCAGCCGCTCCATGTTCCGGGTTTTGGCGTGATAGCCCAGGAATTCATCGTAGGAGAATTCCGGGAAGATCAGCTTGATCACCTCCGGCAGAACAAACTCGCAGACCTCCGCCACGACCAGCGCCGTGGGCCTTGTTTTGTTCCACTCATGGCTGCCTTCGCTGATGTCGATGTCGGCGGGCAGAATGCTCTTCATGATTTCGTGGACCTCGTCCACGCTGTGATGCTGTAAAAATTCAGGTATGACAAATTCCGCCATGTCAGCTCTCCCTTCTGGTGATGTAGGCCGTCACATCTATCGTCACATCCTCATAGCCGTGCAGAACGGCCCGGACCAGGATGGCGTCCGGTGCCGGCCAGGAAAATTCCAGGCTTTCCACATATTCCGTCCGCTTGTAGTCGTCGGCCAGAACGGCCTCGGTGATCTGCCGGGCCAAGATGCTTTCCGCTTCCTCCCGGGATCCCGCAGCGAAAACCTTGTCCAGTTCGATGCCGAAGTCGGTGGAGTAGGCCAGGTGCTTGTACCGCTCGGTGCTCATGCAGTTGATCACCCATGCCTTCCAGCTTTCCACGCCGTCGCTGTCCAGGATCTTGTACTTTCCGTCCCGGCGGTAGTCGCCGATCTCGTAGTCAAAGGCGGATCCGTTGCGGTAGCCGATGGGCTGCTCCTCCAGCCGGTCCGCATCGGTGATGATTTCATATTCATAGCCTTCCGGCAGCAGATTAGGCATGCTCTCCCTCCTTAATTCGGCGTGATGGTGTCTCCGGCGACCACGATGCTGATGATGATCGGCTCATGGCCCACCCAGATCACCAGTACGCGATCCCCCGCCTTCAGCCGCCGGAAAACGGATGGGACGCGATGGTCGTGCAGGCCGTCGGTGGTGTGCTTGTGGCCGCCGTCGCCGCTTTCATGGCCGCTGTGCTCGCCTTCGTAGTGCTTGTGATAGGTCCTGGCAGGGACCATGTCGGTGTTGTAGAGCTCGTTGTAGGTGTAGTAGGTTTCGTGGGTCAGGCTCAGATCCACCATGTAGTCGCTGGGACTGATCTTTCCGGGCAGGCTGTCCACGCTCAGGCTCAGATCGCCATTGATGATGCCCAGCTCCACCGTCACCGGGATCGCCGCCTTTGCCGTTTTGGCCATGCGGCTGGTAAGCGTATTGCCCAGCCGCTGGATGTTGCTGCTCATGGCCGTTCCTCCTTATGCGTTTTCCACAGTCAGCGTCATCTGCTTTTTGGAATTGCTCAGATCCCGGTCGATGCCAACAACGATGTAGGTGCTGGTCATGTCGCCGGCGCTGGCTTTCACCCTGTCTCCTTTTCGGATCCATGGGATGTCCACCGTCGTGATTTCGTACTCCCACTTGGGCTTCCCGTCCGCATCGATGATGCTCTGGGCTTCCTTTTTGGTGTCATCCAGGCTGGTGTTTTCGTCCCGGGTGATGAGCTTTTGCAGGGTGCCGTAGGCTCCGGTATTCCCGGAGACCGTTCCCTCCACCTTCTGGCGGTCCTCTTTGTCCGCCTTGCCCAGGATCACCACCTGGGTGGTCATCCCTTCCATGGTGCATTCGCTGCTGGTCTGGATCGCGTTCTGGCCGCTTTTGATCGTGTAGACCCGGCTGTTGGATCCGATGGTGCGGATGTTCACCACGTCCTTTTCGCTGGTGATGACGTATTTCTTCCCGGTTCTGTCCTTCACCAGATCCAGCACATCGCTGGTCACGATGTCGCTCATGGTGCCCCGCAGGGCCAGCTTGGAGTGGGTAATGCTTTCATAGCTGTATTCCAGCTTCACACCCCACTTGCTGCAGAGTGTGGAAAGAATCTCCTTCGTGCTCTTGCCGGAGGCGAAAAACTCCGCATCCTCGCTCTCCTGCCAGTAGATCAGGTTGTCGTAGCACTTCAGCGTCAGGTTGTGGCCGTCCAGCCGGGACCGGTAGGAGCGGGTCCAAACGTAGCCCCGCCAGACCTCCTCGCTCCGCTCTCCGTCGTCCGCGTAAATAAATACCCGGTCTCTCACCTTCAGCAGGGAGGACAGCCAGGATCCGCCGACCTTCACGTTGACCAGATCGATGGTGCAGCTTTTGGCGATCTGCTTTTTCTGCTCGGAAAAGCCGATACTCTCCACCGCGTTGGTCAGGTTGTATTTGGTCTGACCGGATACGATGTAGACCGTATAGATAGGATTCTTGACGGATGCCTTCATGCTGTCACTCCTAATTCTTGGTCAGGATTTCGTTCTTGTTCTTGCCGGCAGCGCTTGTGATCGAAGAGCTCTTCGTCGTTCCGCCTGCAGATGTTCCGCTTGCGCCGGGAATGGTGATCACGGTCCCCGGGAAGATCCAGTGGCCGTTCTGGCTGTCGCGGTCGATCCCTGCGGCTTTCCACCGCTTTTTCGCGGTGCTCTCGATGATCTCCTTATTGGCGTTGTAGATCTCGATCCACCTGGCGCCGGAGCCCAAAAACCGCTGGGCGATGCTCCACAGGGTGTCACCCTGCTTGATGGTGTAGGTGGTTGTTGTCGCTGCAGGCCGCTGGGTGCCGCCCCCGGAGGCCTCTTTTGTGGAGGAGATGGTGATCTCCCGATCCTCAATGAAAGAGACTTCGTACTCGATGTCCCCGAAGCCGCCGGCCGCCTTCCCGATGTAGTCGTCCAGATAGACGTCCTTGTTGATGGGATAGCCCACGGCCAGGATCACCAGCGGCGTCCCCTTGGCCTTCCAGTCTTCCAGAATGTTGTGATAGGCAGCGGGATCCTGCCATTCTCCCCGCTGCATAGAGCGGTCCGTCCGGTACTTCCCCGGGAAAACGCTCTCCCAGGAGTATTCACAAAGGCCGGAGCCGGTCGGGATCTCCGCCGGCCCCTTGTTCATGATGTCGTAGCTTGCCCGGACGGTTCCGCCGCTCTTGAAAAGGATGGTCTCCGGCAGCCAGGGGATGCGGATCTCCCGGCTGCCTTCGCGTTCGCGGATGTAGATGTCAATATTCATCAGGCGGCGCCTCCCTTCGTCGGTGTGTTCTCAAACTGAGCGCCGATGGCGTCGTTGATAATGCCGGCCACCATCTCTGCGATCTCGGGTGCCTGGGCCTGAATGGCTTCCGCCACGCTCTGCCCGCCGCTTACGTCCACATGGAACTCCACGGTCACGCCGCCCATGTCCACCTGAACCACCCGGCCGCCAACGCCATCATCGGCATCGTATGCACGGAAACTGAAGCCCTCGCTCATCTGCCGGCCAACATAGCCGCCTCTGGCGTATCGATCCACGTCCAGCAGTTCTCCGGTCTTCTCCCACAGGTCGATGGCCCGGTCTCTGCGCTGGCTGCTCAGGGGGATGATCATCTCCGGGCTTTCCTCATTCACCCGGATGAACCGGGTGCTGCCGCCCACGATGCCGCTGTTGTCCGTCCGGCCGCCCCGTGCAAAGGCATCCATGGCGCTGTCGCCGCCGAAGATGCCGCCCCGGTATCCCTGGCCGCCGGGTGCTCCATAGTAGCCCTCGTCCAGCAAAAGGTCATAAGCCTTTTTCTGGCTGGGAATCACGTTATACTTGGTGTACAGATCGACGGTCGTGCTGGCTGTATAGGAAGAATTCACACCAAAGGTCGCATTTGTGCTACCATCAGCGAGAACTTTGTCCCCAAACTTATCCACAAGCCAGGATACATTCACCTCGCCGTTGGTGCCGAATGTATATGCTTCTCCCGGGCTGATCCACTGTTCCTCAAACGGATTGTATGTCCATCCGGCCTTGACCATGGCTTCCGTAGTGAAGGAAATAGTCTCATCCGGTGCGATCCACTCATCATCCCATGCGTCATAGGTCCAGTTGGTTTTGACATTTGCCTCTACTTCAAAAACCTGCCCAAGAGGGGCGTTTAGCTGCCACTCTTCAAAAGAGGCGTCATAATTGAAGCCCTTCGGCTCGATGTCAATCTCTAAGGTTCGGAAGAAATTCTCCACAGCCTTCGGTCCTGCTGACAGCGCTTCGTAGAATTCCGTGGTATTCAGATAGCTCAGCAAAGCCTCCGGGATTTTATCCTCCAGCCCGGCGTTTCGGTATGCCTCCACCACTTCCTGGATCTGCTCTGTGGTCGGCGCCATGTGATCCAGCATCGCGTCGATGGATGCCCTGGTTTCCTTGCTCAGATTTTCCGCGGCCGCCGTGATTTCGGGGCCGGTATTGTTCGCCAGAATGTCAGAGAGATCATGGCCAAGGATGCCAAGATCCTTTGCCCATCTGGATTGCAGCTTATCCATGCCCAGATCGCCGGCATTCTGCAGGGTGTTGGCAATCTCAGTAAGTGTACCTTCCAGCAGCGTGTTCCAGGCATCGCTGCCTTCCTCCAGACCAACGGATGCTGCGCCGAACTCATCCCAGAAACTGGAAATAACTTCGCTGTTGGTGGACTCCAACTCGTCCATAAGCAGCCCGAAACTCTCCACATTTATGTTATCAGTGCTGAATTTGGCCTTGATGATGTTCATGTCGGCCGTGTACTGCTCCTGCTCGATCTGGGCGGTGATTCTGGAAATTTGGCTGCGGATCTCCTGCAGACTCTTCTCTTCATCCAGAGAAATGACGCCCTCGCCAACCGCGAAGTTGATCTTGCCGTCTCCGTTATCATCCAGCGCCTTTTCCAGAGCCTTGGTGAACTCAGTCGTTTTTTCCTTCAGCTGCTTCCGGGTTTGTGCATAATAGTCCTTGGATGCTTTCAGCACATTTTTCGCATCTTCAGTGTCACCCAGAAGTGCGTTGATGGACTCCTCGGACGCATACTGCTTATCGTCCAGCAAAGCCGATGCCGCATCGGAATAAGCCTCATAGCTGCTTTTCAGCTTGCTGATCTCATCATCAGACAGCGCCTTGCCATCGGCCAGCGTGGTATCCCACAGAGATCGGTTCAGGTTGTAGTCTGCCGTTCTGAAGGACTCCATGGAGGAGTTGAGCTGTGCGAGGGCGTCGCTTGCCGCGGTCGCCCGGTCGATCACATCCTGGCCGATCAGATCATTCACTGCAGATTTGACCTGATCCGCGGAGAGTGCTACATCGCCAAAATGCTCGGCCATGTCAGCCTTTGCCAGAGCTCTCATTTCATCCAGCAGTTTCTGTGCTTTTTTTGCCGCTATGGACTCAGAAGCTGCCAGTTCCTCCAGGGTGCCGGAGGCCTGTGCGGCCTCCACAGCATTTTTCTTTATCTGATTGCTTTGCAACCAGCCAACGCCGCTGCCGACCAGCGCTCCGATGGCTGTTCCGATCAGAGGACCGCCAAACGCTGTTCCGATAGCCGCGCCCAAAGCTGCGCCGCCGCCTGCACCGGTTATTTTCCACAAACCGGAATTGATCGAATCGTCGTCATTGTTTTTGGAACCTTTGTAAATGTCTACAACGCCGCTTCCCGCTGTGTAGATACCGGTTCCGATACCGGCAACGATGCCGCCTCCGATGCCGGCAGCCGCCGCTCCGCTCATACCATGGCCGAAGTAAGCTGCAGCAGAAGCGGGTCCTCCTGTTGCGTTGTATCCCAGTTTTGCCAGCGAACCTAACATACCGGTGCCGGATACCATATAGTTGCCGGTGCTGCCGAACACAGCCCGGAGGCCCGTGGCAGGGGCAACAGATCCATCCGCCAGGATCTGGCCGCCCGCTGTTCCGATCAACGCCTTGACGTTGCCGATCACGCTGGCGGCGCCAACGCCGGTTTTGTAAATGGCGGTGCCGCCGATCAGCAGCTTCGCCCAGCCGGGCAGGGCTCTCCACACGTTGGTGATGGCATCCACAAAAGCGTCCGTAATGGCCGCCCCGTCAAAGCCCTCCAAAAAGCCGTTGACAAAACCGCCGGCGATGTTCGATCCGTCCTCAATGGCGCTGGCATAGTCGATGCCCAGCAGCGCCATCAGGCCCTTTGTCAGGCCGGAACCGATGTTTTTGCCCAGTTTGGAAGCCTTTGTCTCCAGCCAGGGAACAGCCGTGTCATCCCACCAGGGGATCACGGTCTCTTTCCACCATTTGGAGAAGGGGTTGGCGATCACGCCGTCCCACAGCATATTGATTTTCCCGGTGATGCTTGCGTTTTTGAACGCATCCCCGGAGGTGATTTCTTTGATCCGTCTGATCGCATTCTCTGCCCGGTCGGCCACCCATCCGCTGATGGCTTTGCCGACTTCCTTCAGCTCGGTGCCCAGGCCCTTCAGCGCATCCTTGTTCTCATCGATCACATCGCGCACCTGCGTCAGAGCGTCCCGGAAGCCCTCGCCCAGACCTTCGCCCCAGGGCAGGGCAACGTAGGTCTTGAAGAGGGACATGACCTGATCCTTCAGACCGCTCACCGTTCTGTCGGCCGTAGCGGCGGCAGAGCCGGAATACTCGCTCATACCGGCCATAATGCCGGTGATGGCAGTGTTCACGTCGATCAGGTTGTCCTCGGCCATCTCGCGGACCTTGGGGATGTCAGTACCCAGATAATCCGCCAGATACTGCCAGCCATTCACGCCGGCCTCCGTCAGCTGCAGCATTTCCTCGCTGGACAGTTTGCCCTTCATCCGCATCTGGCCCAGGGCGCGGGTGACGGCACTGATGCCTTCCTCGCCCTTGCCCAAAGAGGCGGACCAGTCGCCGATGGTGCCCAGATCCTTCAGAACATCCTCAGCCGTCCAGCCCAGGTTCATCATCTGCTGGGTGATGCCGACGATCTCCATGGTGTCGAAGGGAGATTTTTCGTCGAATTTATAGATAGACTGCAGGAATTCCTCAGCCTTCTCTTCGCTTCCCAGCTTTGTGGTAAAAGCGATCCGGGAGCTCTCAATGGTGTCCGCCAGACCCACCGGATCCATGATCAGCTGCTTGGTTGCCACGCCGGCCGTCACGGCCGCAATCAGCGATTTGATGCTGAAAAGAGAGTCTTTGATTTTCCGCAGCGGCGCCGTGGCATAGTCCTTGATCTTGACGATGGTGGACCAGGTCCGGCCGGTTATGTGCTTCAGCGTTCCGCCCACTTCGCCCAGTGCCTTCACGGCCTGAGAGTCCATGACCTTCAGGATGGCATTATAGGTTTTCGCGGCAAAATTCTTCGCGTGGCCGATCACCTTGTTGATCTTTACCGTGGCCTTGTCCAGCGCATTCAGAACCATCGTGGTCTTGGTCCGTCCCAGCTTGTGCGCCTTCGCTTCCGCCTCCCGGATCTTTCGGACAAATTTGGTGTTGTTGGCGTCAACCTCGATCTGGGCCTTGGTCTTTACCAGCTTTCCGATTTTGCCCTGCGCCTGCTCTGCAGCCTCGCCCAGACCTTTCAGGGATCTGGTTGCCGGGCCGGTCTCTCCGGTCACATGGTCCTGGAACCTCGCTTCCAGATCTATCACATAGCGCTGACCCATATTCTCACCTCCGATTGCCCGTAAATCTCATATAATCAGTATAATATGGGCCGTCAGGAAAGCAGGTTGCACCGGGGCCCCGCACGGCCGGAACCAAAAAAACGGAAGGGCCGCTATGACCCTTCCGTTGTCTGTTTCGGTTTTGAAAAATTGCGGATTTTCACAGGCGTGTCTCCCTCCTCCAGCGCCTTTTTCGTGCTGGCCAGGGCAAACGTCTGTTCCCCCGGCAGGATCTTTTCGGTTGGCCCTCTCAGCCCCATGATCACGCCGGGAAGTATATGCTGATTCTGGAAGATGGTGTGCAGATAGTACGCAAGCCCGCTTTCCTCGAAGAGATTAAGCCAGAAAGGTCTCCTCGTCCTGGTATTCCTCATCCGGGGTCTCGTTCAGGCCGCTGATGTCATATACCAGATCCGCCAGGTTGCGCTTTTCGCCCCAGGTCAGCAGCAGGTCGATGCTCTCAACAGGGAGGGAGAGGCCATACTTCTGCATCACCTGCTTGTTGCCCCAGATCTTTTCCTGATCTTCCTCGGTAGTCGCAAGGTAAATGATCCACGAATTGAACTTTGCAGTGTCGAAGTCCTTTTCGATGGGAGGCAGCTTCTTGTTGTTGGGGTTGGGCATGTAGAGGGTGGCCTTCTTGCGGGCTGTCCGCAGGTCGGCCTCGCTGATGGGATGGATATTTACAGAAAACAGGAACTTGCCCGCTCTCTTGATGTCAACAGTGGAAATAGATTCCTCGCTGAGTCTGTATTCTGCCGCGCTCAGCAGGGAAGTGACCAGATCATATTCGGCTTCGCGGCGGTCGCTGGCCTGATCCAGGCCGGTGATGTCCTTCTTCTCAGTTGCCTTGGTTGCCATGGGGAAAATCCTCCTTTTTTATGTAAGGGGCCCCATTGCGGGGCCCCTGATTGAAATTACTGCAGGTAAGTGGATGCCAGGGAAGAGATGAACTTGGGGATCTGGTTCAGCGCGAAGCTCTGCTCACGCTCGATCACCTCACCGGGAGTCAGGCTCATCAGACCGAAGTTGCCGTTGGGAACGGCACCGTTGAAGGTCAGGCGCTGCTCCTGGCCGTCGGGCTTGTATGCCACGCCCTGGAAGTTGTAAACAGGGATCTGGCCCTCCTGAATGGCAGCCAGCAGGGGCTCCATGATCAGGTCATCGCGGATCACCATCTCGGTGTAGGTCAGATCGAAGGTGACGCCGGTAGGAATGCGGTGGACCAGAATGGAACCAACAGGCTGCTTCTCGGTGGTGTTGACGTTCATGTTCACGGCGAAGGTGTTGATCTCTGCCAGGAACATGTTCACGCCGTTAAACTCCACAAACAGGCGGCCGTCCTTGCCGGTCATCAGCTCGGTAGTGTTGAGGGTGTTGTTCTTGTTCATTTCTTAGCTCCTCCTGTTAAGAATTCTGGCTATAGCGGAACTGATAGCGCAGATAGATCTTCTCCAGAGAATCCAGGTCGTCGGCCTGAATGGCGAACCAGCCGCTGTCGCCGACCATGGGATTGTCGGGATCCTCCACGAAGCTGGGCCCGGAGGCCAGCTTGTGCTCGTCGTCCGCCATGGCATCCAGGATCCGCTGGCCGGTCTGAATCACATCGGCAATGCCGTCGGTGTCGGCAGACACGCGGCCCACCTTGGGAGCCAGAGCGCGATCCAGACGGTCGAACATCTCGAAGCGCACCTTCACGCGGCGGATCTTCTTCCAGCCCTCGTCGTTGACGGTGTCAATGGGAGACAGGAAGGTGTTGACAGCGGAGTCGTACCAGATCTCGCCGTCGGTGGACATGCTCACCATCAGCATACCGCTGAGGATGGCTTCCTCGTACTGATAGTAGGTCAGAGCCTCGCACAGCTCGGTGCCGCCGTTGATGACGGTGTGGGTGATGCCCTTGTTGGAAGGAGTGGAAGCGATGACGCCGGCGGTGTAGCAGATAGCCATAACGCCATCCATGCTGTCCGCGCCGTTCATCCAGCCGCCGCCCAGGTACACGACCTTGTAGTCGTTGAACATTCTGGCATGGGCCAGGCGGTTGATGAAGTCCACGCTGGTCTTCTCGCCAACCACGGCGATGCCCAGCTTGCCCATCTCATAGGCTGCTTCCTTGTAGGCCTGCAGCATGAGGGACAGGGTCATGTTGTCATCGTCGTCCACGTCCAGAGCGATGGTGTTGTAGTAGTAGCCCTCGAAGGCGGCAAAAGCCTTGGAGTAGTCCTCGTTGGTCACAACGGGATCCTCGCCGCCGGCCAGAGCGCCGGAAGCCACAGGCAGAACGGGAACCACAGCGGGAGCGGTCTCCGCGCTCAGCTCCACATACTTGGAGTTGGCGACGGCAGCGATCAGGTTCTCACCCTCCTTGACGCCATCGGCGGCGAAGGGGAAGGACTCCACCAGAGTGGTGCCGGTGTAAACCTGGAACTGCTTCTTGGCGCTGTCGCCCAGGCTCACCTGCACGGCCACGCTGATGGGGAGAGTACCCACATGCTTGGCGGTGACGGTCATGCCCTCGACGGTCAGGCTGGCCTTTGCGCCGCCGGTGCCCATGCGGTAGGTGTACACGGTCACAGCGCCGCCGCGGAACATTGCCTCAGCAGCGGGAACGGTGTAGCCTGCGCCATAGGTGCCGGCGCCGTAGTTCTTGGCCAGATCAGCGGCGCGGTTGTTCTTCACAACCTTGCCAAGGGGACCCCAGCTGGAACGGACGGGGATGGCGCAGATGCCGTCCTGAGCCGCCACCAGAGTGCTGAAGCCGATATTTTCATAGCGCTGGTAAATGCCGGGGCGAATCTTAGTTTCGCCCTCTTTGAAAAAGATAGCCATAGATTACTTGACCTCCTTGTTCTTGAAGTTTTCGATGATGCGCTTAGCCTCCGGGAAGGTCGCCTGCTCTTTCCCTGCCAGACGCAGGGCGACTACAACGATTTCGCGGTATGTACCAAACGCTTTATAATTGCCGGCCAGCTCGGCGGCGGTGTAAATACTTTCGGCGGGTTTGATCTCCGCCAGGTTTTCCACAGCGGGCTCCGCGGCCTTTTCCTTGTTGCTTGCCATGATCGGTTCTCCTTCCGATGCTCAGTTTTTGTCGTATCTGATGCCCTGCAGGTGGTTTTCGTTGGCAAACTGTACGATGACGCCATAGGTGGCCTCCACCGCGATCTGCCCCGCCCGCAGGGGATCGGCGCTCAGATCCAGCCGGTTCCTCCGGTTGACCATGATCGGGGCTTCCCCCTGTTTCATCAGCCGCTTAACCGCGTACAGCCGGAAGACGATTCCTCGCGCTGCGTCTGCCGCGGCAGCAAAATCCTCAGAAAACACATGGCATTTGAGATTGGCTGTTCGCCAGATCGTTTGGAACGTGTCCGGGATCCAGCCGGCCGGATCATCTGTGACCATCCGCCAGTAGACGGCGGCCTCCTCGCCCTCCGGCTTCCATGCGGCAGCCGGCAGCGCCTCGTAGTTGATCACATGCAGCATAGGGAAGCTCTCGCTGGTCCATGCGTTGATCCGCTCGATCACATCGGGATCCGACGTGGTCAGCACCGGGAAGCCCAGCAGGTCAAAAGCCACGGTGCAACCGGTGACATGGTCGGTGGGCTGGGTGAAATAGGAGGAATTCTTCCACTGGGCGGCCGTGGTAAACGTGCCGTTGGAGAAGAAATACCCATGGATCAGATCCTTCACGATGGGCTCAATGTCCTCGGGGAACTGCTCATCCTCCTTGCACATGATGTCCACCACCAGCGTTCCGCCCATGATGCGCTCCGGGTCTCCCTGCAGATCCACCGCGAAAACCAGCCGCCCGTACTGGGGGCCGTCGTTCCACAGGTCGTCCACATCGGAGGGAGCTTCCTGGTTGAAAATGGCCGGCTGACCATTGTAGACAGCCAGGAAAGGGAAGAGGGACTTCTGCTTCAGCAGATGCTCATAGAGTGCTTGTTCAATCATCGTCCGTCCCCCTTAGAAATATGGTGCGTTGTAGATCCGCAAGATCTTGTTCTTGGCCTTCTCCATGATGGGCTCCTCAAACGGTCTCGGGTCCATCTTCGGAGTGCCGTTTTCCAGGATTTCGCCCAGGTTATACTTCCCGTTATCAGTCATCACATCGCTGGAGATCCGGGAGATGTAGGATCCGAACACCACATGGGAGGTAGGCTGCCAGCTCATGCGGAAAACACCGGTGCGGACAGCAGGCGGCTCACCTGGTGCGGATGCCGTATAGTACCGGCCCCGCTTGATCTTCCCGTCCACCTTGTCCCGCTGCTTGCGGTAGGTGCCGGGGACCTTGTACCGGCGGCCGCTTCTCTGGCCACGCAGCACCAGCTGGCTGGCGTTTCGCATCTCGTTTGCTGCGAGATACGCCCGCCGCTCCATCTGATGCTTGATGCTGTCGGTGAATTGCTCCACCTCGTGCTCCAGGAGGTTGTCAATGTTCATTGCAGATCCTCCCGTTCCTCCACGGCGTAAACTGTAAAGTGGCCGATCTCTCCGGGATCCCGGGTGCCGCGGATCAGGAAGCGCCGGCGGATCTCCTTGCCATCATCGCCCGTTTTCACAAGCTCCAGCACATCGTCCGCACCGGCTGCTCCATGGGTGCCGCGCTGAATCACCGTGTGGGTGATCGGGTGGCCCTTCTGCTTCCAGATCTCCCGCTCATTCTGGCTTGCCTGGGAGATGATGCCCCAGATCACGCCATCGGGCTCCAGCTTGCCCGTCACGGGCCGGCCGGTGGCGGTTGTGCCGCCTTTCCTCCGCAGCACGGTGTAGGGTTTGAATCCCTGCCCGGGCCGCAGCAGTCCTCTGAAGGACATGGGCTGTCATCTCCTTTCGGATTAAAACTTGCGGCGGTTTGCCTGCATGTCGTTGTAGAAATACGGTGTCCGGCCATGGGGGCTGAGACTTCCGGGGAAGCCCGCCCTGGGAACGCCGGAAACGGCGTTGGCCTTTTTCTTCTCCTCGTCCAGCATCTTCTTCCATCGGTCGAAGCGCTCAGCAAGGGAATAGCTCAGGCCGTCCAGGCTGGTGTTTACCTCATAGGCCAGCTTCATGCAGATGGCCTCCAGGCAGCGGAGCTTTGCGCCCCGCCAGTTTGCGCCGAATTTCTTCAGGATCGCGTCGTACTCCTCATCGCACAGGGGGCTTGCAATGGGCCCCAGGTCGATGACGGTGTCACCCAGCTCAAACCGCATCTGATCCCGGCCGCCATCGGTGATTTTGGTGGGATCGTAGGAATAGGTGGGAGGCATTACTGCTCACCTGCGCTCTCCTGGCCGTTCAGAGCCTTGGCGCGGGTCTCCGCAGCTGCCTTCACAGACTTGCGGGTGTCGGTCATGTGGAGCAGGATCAGGGCGTCGCCGTCGGTCATCTCGTCAATCGTGGCTTTCGCCTCGTCGGCGGTGCCGATCAGCGAATTCACAAAAGACTGCAGGCCATCGGGAGTGATCTCCAGGATCAGCTCGCCCTCCTCCACAGGGACCTTCACGCTCACGGTGCCTCCGTTGGAACCGGGATGGTCGTCTTCGCTCACGATGCTCAGAACGTCCATTTTCTCCTGCTCCTTGGGATTCATGACCAGATCCGCAGGGATCTCGTCGCCGATAAAGAACTTCCTGCCTCCGAAGCTGCAGAGCTTCTTCGCAATCAGTTTCATGGGATCACCCTTTCTTAGACAACATCCTTGCAGAAGACAGCCAGATCGTCGGCGGTCTTCTTCATGTCGTAAGCCATCAGACCCTCGACGTACTCACTGTGAGTGCCGTTCTCGCCGGGATAGTGGAAGATAGGCAGCATCTGACCATCGCCCAGCATGTCCCAGGTGAAGATGTAGCCGGCAGAGGGCTCATCCACGGCGGGAGCGGAAGTGGTGTAAGCCAGCAGCAGCGCGTTGGGATCGCCGATAAAGGTCATGTCGGCATCCTTGCCCTGCTTGGCCTGGTTGAAGATGCTCATCAGGACGACCAGATCGTCAACCTCGAAGAGCTGAGCCAGCACGTTCTTGGTCACGGAAGCGGGATTGGCAGTGCTGCCGCCGTACTTCACGCGGTCCAGGATGGCGGGATGCTTACGCAGAGCGTTGAACACGTTGGCGCCGATGGCCAGCTTGTTGGGGGTGCGGCCGGTCTCTTCGTGCATCTTCAGCTTGCGGTCAGCGATGAACTGGATGGGATCGGAGTTGTCGTTGGAGAACTTGATGAACTCCTTCTCACCGGGCATGGTGCTGTCCACGCCGGTCAGCTCGTTAGCCCACACGCCGGAACGGAAGAAGCCGTCAGCAAACAGGCGATCCTGGTGGATGTTGGCCTGCTCGGCGATGGTCTTGGTGCGCTGAGCGCGGGGATCGCGGGCCAGAGTGGGACCCTGACGGCGCTGCAGATCGGTCTGGCGGATCTCGTCGATGCCCATGATCATCTGGTCAACATCGCACTTGTAGGTGTCGGTGTGCTCAGACACGACGGCGGGCATGACCTTGCCGTAGGCGGGCTTGCGCTGCCAGCTGTCGCGCAGCAGGTCTTCCTTGTCGAAGATGTAGAAGTTGTCGCTGCTCAGGTTCACGGGGCAAACGGGGAAGATTGCCTTAGCGAAGTAGTTGGCAGCATTCTGGTAGTAGCTCAGAGCCATGTTGGTCAGAGCGGTATGGGGTCTGAAAGCGCCCTTTGCGATCTGGGCGCTGATCATTGCGGGTGTCAGATTAGCCATGATTCATTTCCTCCTTGTTCTTACAGAGTGCCTTCTTCTTCGGTCATCTGCTCACCGGAAGCAGTGGGGCCAGAGACCTTCTGATACTTGGCGATCTGGATGGGCAGATACTCGTCTGCCTCTGCGCTGTCCAGAGCGAAGCCCAGGACGTAGTCGCCGCCGGCAGCGGGAACAGCCTTGCCATCGGCACCGGCGGTCACTTCCTGGCCCTTCTTCACGGAAGCGCCAGCCAGGACCACGCTCATTTCCTTGATGACGATGTCCACGTCATCGCCAACGCGGGCCTTGCCGGACTCCACGCCGGAAATGTCGTTGTAACCGGCCTCGATGATGGCGATACCCACGGGAATGTCGGTGCCGGCAGCTGCCAGGACGACGTTGCCGTTGTCGTCAAACTTCACGATGCGGTTGCGGACATCAGCGATCTCAGCACCGGCCTTCTCCACGATGGTGGCGGAGGGGTTGATCTGAACGCCGTTGTAGTTCTTTGCCATGATTGTTTTCTCCTTTCCTTATCTGCCGAAATACTCGGAGTCGTACTCTGCCATGATAGCGGGATCCTCCCAGCTCTTAGCCAGAGCGGTGGTGTAGTCCATGGTGGGATCGGACTTCATCAGCTCCTGGGCCTTGGCCTCAGCCTTGGCCACAGCGCCGCCGGCAGCAGTGGGATTGCCTGCGCTCTTGCCGATCTCGGCAAACAGGCCGCTCTTCTCCACCAGGCCCAGGCTCTCGTCCAGGACGTTGATGAATGCGTTGTAGTTGGCCTCGTTGCTCTTCTTCATGTCGTAGAGCGTCTGGGCAAGCTCAGCCTCATTCTTACCCAGGGGAGCATACTTCTTGGCGATGTCTGTGAACTCCTTCATCTCGATGGACTTCTTCAGATCTGCCAGCTGCTCCAGAGCTGCGGTCAGCTCGGGGGATGCGGACTTCTCCATGTCTTCTACCTCTGCTTTCTCGGTCTTCTTCTTGGGGAAGGGGGGCTTATCCTCTTCCATCATTTTCTCGGCGGCCTCGGGGTCAACGTCGGCCTTACCGATGGCAACCAGCGCCTCGTACTGGGCCAGCTGCTCCGCTGTGAATCTGCTCTTGTCGATGGTGATCATGCGGATCTTTCCTTTCTGTGTGTTGTTGGCCTTTGGCCGCTGAGAATGGGAATTCTCATAAAATCATTATATGACCACACAGTAATTTCTTAGGTTGCACCTTCGTCGGCGTAAATTTTGTATCACTTATTTCCGCCTTTCCGGCGAAAATTCGCTCACGCCATTACGCCTCCTCTTCCCACCGGAACCGTTTCACTGGGTTCCGGCGGGAGCCCTGTGCATAAAAAAAGGGAGGGACACGAATGTCCCTCCCAAATGGATCTCACATATTAACCTTTGGCCTCAGCCAAAAACTCCTCAATGGCTTTCTTCACTTCGTCGGAAGCGTTGTCCTTCGCCTCGGGCTTCCAGGGTTCCTCTTCGGAGAATGCCCATTCATCCCTGCGCTTTTTCAGAATATCGGGGATCATGACCATGGTTTCATTTCCTCCTGTCTGCGCCCGCCGCCTCCATCAGGGCGTCGGTCCATCGGTTGCCGTTTCCGGTGTTGTGGGCTGCGAATGCCTCAGCAAACAGCTCACCATTGTCTTTCGTCGCGTAGCCGCTGACCTTCCTGTTGAAACTGGCGGAAAGCGCCTGGGCAGAGAACTCCAGCCCCAGCATGTCGTGTTCCGCCTTCAACTTACTGTCAGAAAGCATCTTGCTGATGGCTGTGTTTCGCCACTCGTTTTCAGCCACGTTGTTGTGGATCGCGCTCATCTTGTTTCTGACGTTCAGCATCGATCCGCAGGCCTTCTCATTGCCGATGCCGGCATACACATGGCCGTATTCATGCCACAAAATGGCGTCGCCCGTGGTGCCCTTGGGATGATAGCCAAGATCCACGTCCTCGGCGTAGCTGTCGTATACCGACTGCAGGCCTTTCCCGTATGCCTTGGCACCGATCATCAGGCTGGCGCTGCCGTCCCGGCCGCTGTACACAACCTCTGCATAAACACTCCTGGTGCTGACGCCCAAGTTTGTCACGGCGCCCTTCAGCTCCGGGTAGCGCTCCTGAATCTCTGTGATGGTCTTGTTCACATGGTTGACCGTCTCCAGATCCAGCTCACCGAAAACCTGCTGCACCGTCTTCTGATCGATGTAGGAATAACTGTAGTCCACCGTGCCGGAAAAGCCAAGCTGCGTCCTTGCGTACTCTCTTGCCTCCGCCTTGGTGGAAGCAGCGGAAAAGGAGATCCCGCCGGCTCCGCCGCCGTTTGCCGTAGTGAACCGGCCGGTTTTCGGATCATGGTAGGGGTTGGCCTTCCCGATCTCCACAATGCGGTCAAACCTGGCTTTATGGACGATCTGATCGAACCGATCCATGATCAGCTCTCCTCTTTCTCCTGGATCTGATCCTCTGCGCCCTCTTCCTCATCGAAGGCGCCGGCCTCCTCCAGCATGTCCATGATCTCGTCCACATCGTTGGAATAACCGATAAACTTCTTGCTCATACGTCTTTCCTCCTTACGCATGCGTATCCCGCAGGCGGATCTCTCCGCCGGCCTTCACGTCCCAGATGGCGATCTCGCCGGCATCGTTGGCGGCCTTGATGGCTGCCTTCTTGTCGGTGAAGTTGGTGGACACGTCCAGCCAAAGGGTCCCGCTCTTCTTGTCGAACCAGGTGCCCAGGAACTTCCCGTTGTCGCCGCCATCCACCAGGATGTCCTTGTTCTTCTCCTTGAAGTCGTCCAGGGCCTTGCGGATCTCCTTGCGCTTTTTGTCCTTGCTCCAGTATTTGTTGACGGAGACCTGCTGAGCGCGGGCAGCGTCCTCCTTCGTCACCAGCATATAGCCGCCCTTGGGGCTGGTGCCGTGACGCAGGTTGGTGGTGCTGCCCTCGTTCTGCACGGTGGCGTGGGCGATGCCGCCGCTGGCCGTTGTGAACCGGCCCAGCTCATCGTGATAATGGTTGATCTTCTCCACAGCCTCATTGAACTGCTCGAAGCTCTTCTGGATCATGTCCGCCTTTGCCGCCTCGTCCAGGGTCTCATCCCCTTGGATGCTCAGGATCGACTTGGCCAGGGCGTCGGAATATGTCAGAAACGTGCCGTCGTCGATGGGGATCTCCTGCGCCGGAGCTTCCGCACCATCCGCGCTCTTGAAAAGGCAGATGTCGGCCTCCTGGTTGGCCCCCGCCCGCACGGTATCAACGCTGCTCAAAAACAGCTTTTTCAGTTTTGTTCTCATGCAATCCCTCCAGCATCAGGCCAGCAGAGCCATGGCCCGCTTGTACTTCTCCGCCCGATACCGGTCCTTCTCCGTCACGACGGGAAGCCGGCTCAGGTCACTGTTATGCTTCAGGTCGGCCAACTTCACAGCCCGGGCCAGATCGTTACTCTTGATCTTCTCCACATAGGCCATGTAGGGCTCGTCCTTGTCATGGGTCAGGAACGCCAACGCCTCCACAATGTGATCCGGGATCCCTGCGGCCAACAGATCACCAGCCGTAACGTCGGAGTCCTCCAGTACGTCGTGGAGAATGGCGGTAATGAACGCATCGAAGCTGTCGGTCATGGTGGCCACCGTCAGGGGGTGGAAGATATAGGGCTTTCCCGCCCGGTCCACCTGTCCGTCATGGGCATAAATCGCAATCCGCAGCGCCGCGCTCAAAACATCATGTCCCACGTCAAATCTCCTCCATAATCTTCTTGGCCTCAGCCTCGGTGATCTCGTCGTAGTCAGTCACTTCCCACTCGATCTTGAACAGGGCAGGCATAGCCACCCAGCCGCCGCTCTCGTAACCATAGGCGCAGAACTCGCCCTTCACGGTTCCGATCATCGCCAGGCGACGCACCTTTCCGGCCTCGTCCCGATAGACATAGTAGCGATTCTTCGTGCTCATCGTCATAACCTCGCTTTCCGGGGCACACCCCGCATTGTTATTTTACTACGCTTATCGTAGTTTGTCAAGGGTGAGATTTGATATCCAACACACCGTCCGGCACCGCGGAATAAGAGGAGATCTGCGTCATCGCTGCGTTCAGCTTGTCAAAGCGTCTCTTCGTTGTGCCGACTGCCCGCTGCTCTTCATAGAAGGGATGATTCACCTCTTTGGCGCCTTGGGTGGAATAGGTGTGGAACTGCAGCTCAAAGCTCAGGCCATCCTTGTTCTTGTAAACGCACTGAACAGCCTTCTGGCAGGAGGTGCCGTCCTCATACTTCTGGAAGAAGTTTTTGCAGCGTACCTCTTTGTAGCCCTGGCTTTCCAGGCTCTTCTTGACGTTGTTGTAGCCGGAAACAAATCCGCCATCCTCAAAAATTGCGGTATATCGCACAGAATCCTTGATGGCTGCCGCTGCTTCCTCGAAACTGACGTTATCGGTTTTGGAATCCGCTGCGATCTTGCCGCCCATGGAGCTGGGCTGCTTCATGCGGTGTGCGAGGCCGTACATCTTGCCGCCATTGTCGGCCACCAGACCAACCACGTCCTTTGTGATCTGGGGCTCAGCTGCCGCAGCTTTCGCAAATACACCATCGGCCAGCTCCGCGCACTTTTTCGCTTCCGCATCGGTGCAGCCGCCGCGCTCCTTGATCTTGTCCAGATTCGCATCTTCCTTCGTGATCGGGTCATAACTGTTGCCAACGGCTTTGCGGACCTTTTCCACATGCTTCGCCACATTCTTTTCGCTGACCTTGCCGCTGGTGATGATGGCCTTGCCTGCGCCGCCGCTGGCTGATCCTACGCCGGTGCCCTTGGGGGCAAAACGGCCGGTTGCCGGATCGTGCCTGTCGTTGAACTTCTCGATCTCCACAATCCGGTCGATGTGATCGGATTTTCCGATCTCCATGATCTGCTCAAATCGTGTGCTGTTTTCAAAGGTCTTTCCCACTGACCAATACCTCCTGTTCGCCTCTCGGTTTTCTTCTCTGGATCTGCTGAAGTAGTGCTTCTTGGCTGCCTTCTGCTCATCCATAGTGGCGTCCAGATTCTCCTCCAACCACATGCCATACTCAGGGTAAGCGTCATAGTCTTTTTTGGCATCCCGTTTCTCCACCGGCACCCGGTTGGCCTTGCCCTCGATGGAGAACATCTTGTAGGTGCCGTTTTTCACCTTCTCCCAGGCCTCGTCGTCCTCGATCTTGAAGCCGATCCACCAGCCCACGGGCAGGATGCCGGGCGGGATGCCCATGGCCCGCTGCTTCTCCTCTGTCAGGACGCAGCTTTCCACCAGTTTGCCCTTCTTCCGCAGGGAGGGAACGTGCTCCTCGCCCATGTCCCGGAAATTCAGCACATACTCATAGACGGCCTCCTCCAGATCCTCCGGGTCGATCATGTCGTGCTGCCGGTCCACCAGCTGCTCACCATCCACCGTCATGGAGATGGACGCCCAGCCGAATACCAGCCGCTTGTCCTCGTCTGTCTTGTAGATGGTGCAGAGGCCGTCGTCGTCGGATTTTCTGACATCGTCGCTGCTGCTGTCGAAGCGCTGGGACAGGGGGATCACCTTGCCGCTGTCGTCGTATGTCACCGGATCCAGCAGCTTTGTGCCCCGGTCCGTCTTGTTGGGATTGTAGCCCAGCTTGCCCAGGTCCAGCTTCCCGCCTTCCCATTCCTGGGGCTTAAAACCGTTCTTGCCCAGGATGTCGTCGCACTCCTGCTGGGTCAGGGCCCGCTTGATCCTCAGAGAGCCGGAGATGTACCAGGTGCCCAGCTCGTTGGCGTTGGTCATGGGATTTGTCGCAAACTTGTAATAGCCGTCGCTGGGCATCTGCTGCATGTCGGTGTACTTGGTCTTGCCCTTGTGGGGGCCGGACTTCACCGTAGAGCTCTTGGTGTAGTCAACGTCTGCCGCCATCTCGCACTCGAAAACGACCTGGTTCCATCGGTGGATGTTCTGGTAGTTGGTAGCGGGCTTGCTGGGGTCATAGCGCTTGTTGGGCTTGCCGCTCTCGGTCAGCTCCGGGTTGCCCTGCTTGCCACCCTGGGGGAAGAAGGGGAGATCTCCGGCATGCCAGCCCGGCCGGTATGCCAGCGCAGTCACGTCCTTGGCTGTGGAACCTTCGGGCAGGAAGCCCTGGTCGATCAGCTCCTGACGCACCTGGTCGTTGGGGATCTTGATGTTGGCGCCGGTCTTTCCGCTGCCGCCGGAATTGGGATTCTTCCGGGAGGGGGTGTACATTTTCCCGTTGTCCGCCTGGAAGTGGTAGGCGTCCTTGGCGTCCAGCCATACGTCCACAGGCAGCCGCTCCGTACCCTCCACAAAGAGGGCGGAGGGGTTGCCGTTCTCATCCACGAAAAAGGTCTTGTAGACCGTCACCGTGGTTTTCGGCTCCGGGCCTCGGCGGATGCTGTAGGCCGTGGTGTCGGGATTGGCGAAGGTCTTCGCGCCCACCGCTTTGGCCGTATCCAGCACCATCTGCTGCGCGGTCTCCAGATCGCCGGACTCGATAGCCGCCATGTAGGCCGCATCCTGCTCTTCCGTGGTCACGCCGTTTTTGCCCACGGCGCCGCCTCCGCCACCACCGGGAGCCGTAGCAAACCGCCCCAGTTCATCATGGTAGGGATTGGCCTTCTCCAGGATCTCACTGAAGGTTTTGGCCACCGGTTCTATCCGCTTGATGGGCTGCAGCTTCACCTTGGAAGGCGTCACGCTCCAATCAGAAGCTTTTTCACTTTTCCACTGTTCACGAATGCTCATCTCATTCCCCCGTTTCCACTACTGTCAGATATGCCTTCTTGGCGCCGCTGGGCCACTGCACCACTTCGCTGTGCAGCACGGTCCAGCTTGCCTTGCTGTGGGCCAGCACTTCGGACTCGCCTGCGGTGGAGAGATGGGCCACCGGTGCCGATGTCCTGTTTTTCACGCAGGTGATCATGACCGTGTCCACATCGTTGTAGATGTGAGCGCCGAAGCTCCTGGCCACTTCCTCATCGCTGGACCAGCTGGAGTTGCGCTGCATGCGGATCTGAGCGCCGGGGCCGATGTCCTTCATGAAGGCATCAAAACCATCGTGGTCGAACTTCATTCCCCGGTACATCGTGCCTTCAAAGGCATGATCCTCCTCAATGTACTTATCCAGCGTGGCCGTGTCTGCGTCATCCCAGGATCCGCCGAACCACTTCTGGAACTCCTTCATGGTGGCCTGGGCCTGGTCATCGTCCAGCCCGCTCATGTCCTTTATGTATTGCGTCCTGGCCTCTTCATAGCCGCTGTACTTCTTGCTGCCTTCCACATCCTGCCGGATCTGCCCATCCAGCTGATCGCTGACGGGCTTGGTGGGTGTGGGATCGCCGTTTGCCGCCATCACGGCGAAGTAGTTGTTCACTAGGGCCTCAGTCTCGCCGTTCTGCATGGCAGCCACGCAGTTGTCGTAGGTCTCGCCGTCGTGATCCAGCACATACATCGCCCGCTTGGCCGGCTTCATGGCCATCACGCTGGCCTTCTCCGCCTCCATGCTCTCCGCCCAGGCACCGCCGCCACCGGGCCCGGTCGTGAATCTCCCGTTGCTGGGGTCATGGTAGGGGTTGGCTTTCAGAATCTCGGCGAAGGACTTTCCAATGGTGTCCGCCGCCTCTTCCACATAAACGTAGTCAATGCGGCCAGACCGCATGATCTTTTTCACATCATATTTGACGCTCTCCGACACAAGGACCTCATCCTCGCCGGTCTGCATGATGGACTCGATACCTGCCGCTTTGCTGATTTTCTTTGTAGAGATCAAAACGACGCTATTCCGACCGCCGCCCTCACCCATGGCGAAGTCCTCCGCCATATCCTTGGATGAGCTCCAAGAGGAAGTGCCGCCCATGTCAATGCGGCCGCCTACTTTGAATTGAGAAACATCGGCTCCAATTCCACGGTATAATGTGCCTTCATACGGAGGTGCGTCATTGATAAAGGCCTCGATAGCTTCGGCCTGTTTCTTGGTTTTTGCAATATCATCCCTGGTGTAGTATGGATAATCGGAGATCCTGCCGCTCTGCAACGCCCTAACGCCGATATAATCGCCACCGGTCCAGCCATCAAGTGCCTCGAAGTATTCCTTCGCCTTTTCCTGGTCAACACCGCAGGCCTCCGCAAGCGCATCTATTTTTGCCTGTCTTTCCGCTTGAAAGCGGCTGATCCGCTCCTTGGACTCATCCGACAGTTCCGGTTTCTTTTGGGGCTTGGGTTCGACCTTCGGCTTTGTTTCCTTTTTTCCCTGGATGCTCTCCTTGAGTTTTTTGAACTCATCATCGTCCATGCCGATCTCTTTTTTATATTTGACCGCTGAAAAAATGGCTCCGCTCTGGATCAATGATGTCAATTTTTCCTGCTGCTCCGATGTGATGCCATATCCAGCACCACCGGCCCCGCCTTTGGGGGCAAATTGACCGGTTTTGGGATCGTGGTTATCGTTAAACTTGCGAACATCTAACCGCTCCGCACGAATAGGATGGTCGTCCTCCTGCCACCGTTCAATGAGCGACTTTGCTTTTTTCTGCTTCTCAGAGTTGCCCTTCAGGATCTCAGCAAAGCTCTTGGCCACGCCCTTGCGGATCCTGGCCTGCTTGCTGTCCACCACCGCATACTCGATGGAGTTGTGGCCGGCCTTGCCGGTGTGGGCGATCAGGCCATCGTAGCCCAGGCCTATCAGGCTCTCCGCCGTCAGATCCAGGTAGGTCTTCAGCAGCTGGTTGTTCTTGCCGCTGAGCTCCACCGCGATCTCCCGGGTCAGGATCCCGTCCACGTCCAGTTTCATCAGGTTGGACAGATCCTTCTCGCTGAGATTCCGCAGATCCAGCGGCTTTTTGATCTCCACGTCCACCTCGTAGACCCGGCCCTTTTTGCCTCTCCGCTGCATGAACTTGCTGGAGCCATCCAGCCGCTCATAGGAGAAGTCGTCCGCCATCTGCTTGCTGTCGGTGAAAAAAAGCAGTTTCTCGCCGCTGGAGGTGTTCCGGCCGGCCAGGCCCATGTCGAACTCCTCAATATCCGTGGCGGGGCTGCCATGGTACAGGGTGCCCTTGAAGCCCTTGGCGCTGCCGGTGCGCTCTTTTTCCCGGGCGATGGCGTTGTCGTGGGCGGTGCTGGCGCCGGGCTTGTAGGTGAAGGATGCGGCGCCCTCCGCTGTGGAAAAACGGCCGTCGGATCCATGGTAGGGATTCAGTTTTTCAATGATCTGTTCAAACATCTTTCCGGCCATCACGCCGCCCTCCTGATGATAATTCTCTTTCCAATATATCACCGGCGGCCGGCTTCTCTGGTTGCACCCGGGAAGGGAAAAGGGCCGACCATCAGGTCAGCCCTCCATCATCTCCGTTCCCTCCAAACAGCTTTTCATAGATAACCTCTTGTGCCATGTCGTACATCGCTTGCCGCACATCAGGGAACTCAAATTCCTTAATTGCCGCCCTTACGCTGGCCTCGATAAAATCCCTGTTCTCCTTGATCGCTTCGTTCATGATCGTAATCGCCGGAGACTCCGTTCTTTCCCACGCATCTTTTCTGCGCCACATTTCATATCGAATATGGCTCACATCACTTGCAAGGTCAAAAACGACCTCAGAGATTGCCTCCCGCGCATCCATTCCCATTTCCTGTGAAACAGCCTCGAAAATGAACTCATATCCTAAATTGGAAATAAGCCGCTGAATCTGACTTTCCTTGGAGAACTGCTCTTTGATAATGCTACGAATAGCCATTCTGCATTCTTCCTTGATTTCCTCATGGGTCAGATAATTGCTAACATCAATTTTGATTTCCATCATTTGCTCCTCTTATTCCACATCTCCTTCACCACATGGCGCTCCTGAGCATATCCAGGATCCACAGAGGCGCAGCAGCTCAGACATACTACTCGCCACCGCTCCCCAACTGCATGTTGGTATTTCTCATATACGACATTATGCTCACCGCAAAACGGGCAATGAAACAAAGTGAGATCGCCTTCAGGCTTCCAGAACATGATCGTATCACCGAACGCCATCGATCATCCCTCCCTCCGCTCAAAATTGCTGTAGTGCCGGCAGGACGCGCAGGGCTCATGGCACAGCCGCTTGTCCCAGTGCCTGCACAGACCGCAGCCGATGCCGTCCTCCTCCACCCGCTCGATCCGCAGCTTCGCGATGTCGTAGCCGTGGGAGGCGAAGAGGCGGGCGCCTTCCAGGGCCGCCTCCATGGATCCGTACTCGCTGTAGATGATCACGTCCCACAGCTTCACCCCGTCGGTCAGGGTGGCCACTGCTCTGTACTTCATTCCTTTCCCTCCAGATCCTCTCGATTGTCGCTGCCATTGGCAATCTCCCACTGATCCGAATAGCGGACCCCACCGGGGAACCGGTAGAGCGGGCCGATGTCATCAATCTTCACCAGGACGCCGATATACCCGTCCCCGGTTCTGACGTATTTCGGAATTTTCATGGCGCCCCTCCTCACTTCACCAACTGCAGCTGCAGCCGCTTCGCCGTCTCCAGATCATGGATCAGGATCCTGCCGCTCTTCTCATCGCGGAAATGGACCATGGGGCGATTCGCCCTGCCGCCCACCTCCTGGACTCTGTCCACAACCAGCCTCACGCCGTTATTCCTGCCGATGTAGCGCTGGCCCACCTCAAAGTGATCGTTGATGATCTCGAACAGATACATGGTCATTCCTCCTCTACATAGCAAGACACTTCGATGTCCTGATAACTGTTGGTGATGATGCCGTCACGGGGGCGCTTGTGGCTGAAGTCTGTGAGTCGGTCTACGATACCGCTTGCGATTTCGCTCTTGGTGAAGTAGCCGCTCAGCTCCTCGCGCAGATCTTCGACTTTGTCGAAGGATAGGTGGCGGCGATAGCGGTGGATGTACAGGGTGTAGTCAATAATTTTCAAAGTGAAAACCTCCTCAATTTGATCTCATGGGCTCCAGCCTATTGCCCGACCGGAGCAGGGGCGCGGGGTCAGCCGACGATCAGGTCGTACACACTGTACAGATCGAACTCCGCACTGCCGGTGTCAAGCAGGCTCTCCAGAAAACGCCTGACACCAACGCGGGTGAGGATCCCTCTGTCGTAGAAATCGGCAGCCATGTCGATCACTTCCTGAGTGCTGTACTTTTTCATGTCGTTTCCTCCTTGTTTTTGATCACATTATCCTGGCGGAACAAGAGCGGTTTACAGGTATCTGGCAACCCAGCGCTTGGCAGAGGTAAGGGTCTTGCAGTTGACCAGGGTGACAAAGTAATCAGCCACTTTGACCTCCACATCCCAGGTGTCGTCGGAGATCTGGGTGATCCAGATCAATTCGCCGTTGCGATCCTTGGCCGCATACCCGGTGTGGGTGCCGTCTTCCAGATCCATCTCCTCGATGGGGAACCATTCATACTTGCTGCTCATGTCATTTCCTCCCGGCCATCAGGCCTCTCTCATCCGGGGGATCACGCCCCCCTCACTACACTTGTATTTTACACCTTTTATCGTGTAATGTATATTGACAGAATGCACGAACTTCGGTGTTGATCTTTGGTGATTTTGTACACTTGTTTCCGTGTAGAATCTGCGCTATAATCGGTGTAATCAAAAAAGAGGGGGGAGATACCATGGCATTGCGCTATAAAACCGACGTTCTGGCTGATCTGCGGGCCGCCGGCTATAACACCGGCCGCCTCCGCAAGGACAAGCTGCTCAGCGAATCCACCATCCAGAAACTCCGGCAGAAGGAGGGCGTATCCTGGAGCAGCCTGGAGGCCATCTGCAACCTGCTGGATCGCCAGCCTGGGGATCTGATCGAACACACAAGGGAGGACTGATCCATGGGCTTCCGGTATCGAAAAAGCATCAACCTGGGCGGCGGCGCCCGGATCACCATCAGCAAGAGCGGAATTGGCTACAGCTGGGGCCGCAAAGGTTTCCGCTTCACGAAAACAGCCTCCGGCCGCACCCGGACCACAGCCTATATTCCCGGCACCGGGCTTTCCTTCGTAAAGGAATCTTCCGGGAAGCGCAAAAAGCGCAAAGCCAACCATCAGACTGCCACGAAAAGAAAGTCCGCGCCTGTTGTCGCAGCTGCTGCACCCCAGAAGCCGCTTACCGGAGAGGAAGCGGTCGCTGTAGCGATTCTGTCCTCAATGGCCATCCTGGATCTTATCATTCTCTTCACCATCGGCCTTGGTGTCGCGAAT